TTTACACCCGAACAGTACTAAGATATGTCCTTATCAAGATATTGCTAAATGCAAAGATGCTTGTTTAAATACTGCAGGTCGTGGAGGTATCTTTAAAAAAGGCGAGACTACTAACATGATTCAAGAAGCTCGTAAGCGTAGAACTAAAATGTTTTTAGATACCCCGGAATTATTTCTTGAAAAACTTTATGATGAGATATATAAGTTTGAGCAAAAAGCAAAACGCTTAGATAAAAAACCTTGTGTCAGATTAAATGGTACATCTGATATTCAATGGGAGTATCAAGAGTTGCAAGGGGCTAATGTCTTCGATACTTTCCCCGACATACAGTTTTATGACTATACTAAAATACCTACTAGGAAAGTTAGTCACATAAAGAATTATCATTTAACTTGGTCGTACTCAGAAGCTAATAAAAAATATGCTTCATGGTTTGACAAGTTGAGTTATAATATTGCAGTTGTATTTAATCATGCCCTGCCCTTATGGTATAAAGGTCGTAAGGTTATTGATGGCGATAAATATGATATGCGATTTTTAGATGAACCCAATGTTGTTGTTGGCTTGACTGCTAAAGGTAAAGCTAAGAAAGATACATCAGGGTTTGTAATTTCAATAAACTAATAGAGGTAAATATGAAACGAAAAATAGTAAATTTTATCAAAAAGTTTTTAGAGATTGATGAGTTACAAAGTCAGATAACTCAGATTGACAATGAACTACAAGATACTATGAGTAATATAGATGGTGTGCAGATAGATATAGATGATAAACCTAGTCATTACGAAATGGAAAGCTATGTAGATGAACAAATAAATGATAATGTGTCAGACATTATTGAACGAGTAGAAGCATTGGAGAACGCATGATATACAAAACAATTACCAGTATTATTCTAGTTGCCTTTGTTGGTGTTTATATAGTTACTATGTATGGTACACAAAGAGCATTTGCAACTGTTAATAACAACGTCAATGATGTTGAAGAGATAACAGTTTATACACAAGAAATGCAAAAAGAAACTATTGATAGTTTAGCAATGTTAGCAGAAGTTGTTGATAATTTATCGACTGAATTATTTATAGCTCAAGTAGAAATAGAAGAACTGAAAAAAGAATTATCTCTACCGAATCGCCTAGATGAAAAAGCTGATATTCTTTTCGAGGCATTAGTAGAGGAGTAACTATGGCAATGTTTAATTTTCATGAAGACAATACTAGAATTCTAACTAAAGAAGAATACAGAAAGTTCAATGACTTTATTGATAATCATTATGAAGAATTTTATACTAACAAATGGGGGCATGAAGTGTTTTATCATGGCGATAAATTTTTTGTGACCAATCATTCTGATTATACTTTTGAGGAAATGCTGGGAGGTAATGATGAGCAATCAAAATAATGAATTAATAATGGAGTACATAGGCGAAGAGGTAGCAGAGCTATGGCAGTTACCAACTCGACCAGATTTAGAAGCTGATTGTTGTGATTATGTTTGGGAACATTATGATGAAAATACTATTTCTAATTTAATCATTGCTTTTTTATCAACTCATTGTGATACTGCTGTGTCTTCTAAAGACATTGAAGCAATGTCATTGCAACATAAATGTATGATAGAGGCAGATAGTGTTTAAGCATAATCCTATTTTTGGCTATGACTATGAAGGCAGGAATATAGAATGGCAATGGAATGTTAGACCATTAAAAAAAATATTCTGGAAAACTTGGAAACCTAAACTAGAAAATGTTAAACTGTTAAATGTTTCTGACACTAACGAATATAAAATAATACAGAAAAAACTGTATGATGAAATAATAGAAAAAGAACATTCTAAAAGAGAAAGACTTTCAGGAATATATAAAATAAGAAAATGAAATTTAATATTTACATTGGACACTTATCAGCTATGCCAGTTGATGCAGAAAGTGTTGAGGAAGTTAAATCTGTACTGATAGGTAATTCAAAAAAGTTTGTGCAAGATTTATTAGAAGAAGGAGTAATTAAAATTGAACCAACGCAAAGTTCGAGAACTAAAAAAAAGAATTAAACCAATTCAGGTTGAATGGTTGAGGAGTTTATTACCAGAAGAGGAAGCTAAAAAAGTTTCTATTGAGACAGTTGATGACTTATTACCTGACGAAAAACATATGAAAACTATTAAAGGAATTACTTTAGTTCATATGTCTGACAAGTGGATATTAAAAAAACTAAAGAAATATCCAGACATAAAAACCTACAAACAGTTACAGGAAAAAATAAATGCATGAATATGAATGTGAAGTAATTATAGAGAACGAAGTTGAGACTATCAAAACTTTTGCTTTTTCTGTGGTTGAGGCTATCGATAATTTGATAGGCATGACAGCAGTAGAAGACATTGTAAATTTAACTCAGATAGATACAGGTAAGAATTATCCATTCATGGGTGATATAAAATTGCTTCGTCAGATGCGAAGTAAAATAGATAATGAACAATTAATATACGAGACGTTAATAAATGGCAGTCAAGAAGACAATAGTATCAATAAACCACACTAAGAAAAGTACCTCACAAGGTACAGGTGGAAGAGGCAGAAGAATAAAAGTTTCTATGAAGCATATGAATAAACATCGCAAACGTAGTTATAAAAAATATAGAGGACAAGGTAGATAATGAAAATTATTTATGCTATAATGTTAGGAATGAACACGAGTAATCAGACCCAACAAGCCCTCTATCTCCAATTAGAATGGTTTGGTTTAACTGCTTCTGTGGTTAGAACTCCGACAGTAGTTGGCTCAAAAACTGTCACTAGATTTTTTAATAATAATAAAGCTAAGTGGAGGTAAAACTATGGCTATATTAAATGGTGTCGCCAAGTGGGCGAGTATCACAACTCCTAATACTAGGTTTGAACCAGTGTACACACTTGACTTAATTGTCGAGGAAAGCATTGCGAATGACTTTGCATCTAGGGGTCATAAAGTAAAGCAACATGATGAAGGTCCTGCTTTAGTTATCAAAAGAAAAGTGAATGGTCCTAACGGAATGGTTAGGTCTGCTCCTAGACTTCTTGATAAAGACAAGCAAGAAATAAATGTTGCGGTAGGTAATGGCTCTAAAGTTAGAGTTCAGTACAATGAGTATAGTGGCGAGGGGAAGTTTGGTCCTTACATAGGTCTTGACTTACAAGCAGTACAAGTGACTGAACTTGTTGAGTACAAAGGTGCTGATGGCGATGAGCTATTACAAGATGGCGAGGAGTTTTAATGGAACAAGTAGAACAAAAGCCATACGTTACGATTGATGGAGTTGATATAAATGTTGAAGACTTGCCTGAAGCAGGACAAGGAGTATTCGGTAGATTACAACGACTCAATCAGAAAAAAGTAAATCAGACTTTAGACCTTGAGGAAACTCAAGCGGCTATTAACTTCTTTTCAGATAAGATTGTGCAAATAATCAATGAAGACAAGTCTGGTACGACTGAGGTAGAATCAGAGACTAAAACAATTGATGAAGTAGAGGTCGTAGAAGAATCTGATTCATGACATAACATTAAGCTAGGTTAGGTTTTTTATACCTCTTAATTTATCCCTAGCCTAGCTTTCTTATTGGAGATAGAATGCAATACGAAAAAAGTAAATTTGTAAAGCACAGGTTGCCCTGTCCAAAATGTGGTAGCTCTGATGCTGTTTCAATGAATGCTGATAAGTCAGCTTATTGTTTCAGTTGCTCTACTTTTTTTACCGATTATGAAACTGCAAGTGAGGGCAAGATTGTGGAAACAACACCAAAAGCAACAAATACATTTTTAGATTCTTATACTGGAATCTTTGGCGAACTAACCGACAGGGGCATAAGCGAAAGCACTGCTAAAAAGTTTGGAGTTAGGATAGTCAAGGATGCAAAAGGTGGTATCACTCAACACATTTATCCATACTTCAATGGTAATGAGATAGCAATAACTAAGACAAGGTTTGTAGCTGATAAGAATTTTATGACCAAAGGTACATTTGAAGGTACTGGGTTATTTGGAGAACAACTGTATCGCAATACCGGTGGAAAGTATTTAACAATAACCGAAGGTGAATGTGATGCGATGGCAGTTGATGAATTGTTTCAAGGTAAGTGGGCAGTAGTCTCATTGAAACGTGGAGCATCAGGTGCAGTAAAAGATATCCGAGAAAGCATAGAGTTTGTTGAATCATTTGAAAACATAGTTCTGTGTTTTGATAATGACAAAGCAGGGCGAGAAGCAGCCCGACAGGTAGCTAGAATATTAAAACCCGGGAAGGTAAGAATCATGTCTTTCCCTAATGGTTACAAAGATGCTAACGATATGCTTAGTCAAAAACAATTCCAAGGATTTACTAAAGCATGGTGGGAAGCTAAGACATATACCCCATCCGGAATCATGGAGTTGTCCAGTCAAAAAGATAACTGGTTAAACAGGGAAGTAAAAGAAAGTATTGCTTACCCTTGGGAAGGTTTAAACAAAAAACTATATGGATTAAGACAAGGAGAATTAGTAACTTTAACCGGTGGTACGGGTCTTGGTAAGTCTTCTGTGACTAGAGAGCTAGAGCATTGGCTTATCAAGACAACCAAAGATAACGTGGGTATCATTGCCCTCGAAGAAAACTGGTTACGTACTGCTGATGGACTCATATCTATCGAAGCAAATGATAGATTATATTTAAATGAGAAACGAGAAAGCTATACTGAAGAAGATTTAAATGCCTTATTTGATAAGGTCATTGAAAAGAATAGAGTATTTATTCATTCACACCTCGGTGCTACGGACATTGATGAGATATTTGCAAAGCTTCGCTACATGATTGTAGGTTGCGAGTGTAAATGGGTCGTGGTTGACCACTTACACATGCTTGTTAATGTCCTAACCGAAGGCGATGAGAGACGTGGAATAGATACATTGATGAACCGACTTCGTAGTCTTGTTGAAGAAACGAATGTAGGACTCATCTTAGTATCCCATTTAAGACGTGCTACAGGCGACAGGGGGCACGAAAAAGGTGTGACTGTCTCCCTGAGTCATCTTAAAGGTTCGCAGGGCATAGCACAGCTCTCTGACTGCGTAATAGCATTGGAAAGAAATCAACAGGCAACTGACCCGGCAGAGGCTAACACGACTAAGGTAAGAGTATTAAAGTCAAGATATACTGGTGATACTGGATTAGCTTGTTCTTTACAATACAATCCTGAAACTGGTAGATTATTTGAAGTAAGTAATGACGAGACATTTGAAAATGAAGAACTTGATTTTTGATATTGAAGCAGATGGTTTAACCCCTAGTAAAGTCTGGTGTATTGTAGCCAAGGATATTGATAAACAAGAAATCTATAAGTTTGGTCCTGATGAATTAAGAGACGGGATTAAATTATTAGAAGAGGCTGATGTTCTAATTGGTCACAATATTCTAGGTTATGATATGCCAGTCTTAGAAAAACTTCATGGGGCTACTTTTAAGTGTGATGTTCTTGATACATTAGTTATGTCAAGATTATACCAACCGGTTAGAGAAAATGGACATAGCTTAAAAACTTGGGGATATCGAGTTAAGTTTTACAAGCAAGAACAACCTGATGACTTCGATGAATATACTCCAGAGATGTTAGAGTATTGTGTTCAAGACGTTTTACTAAATGAAAAAGTTTACTTTGCTTTACTAGATGAAGGTAAGAACTTTGACCCGGCAAGTTTAGAATTAGAAACTGAAGTTGCTAGAATAATGATTGAGCAAGAACAGACTGGTTTTTTATTTGATGTTGAAAAAGCTATGAAGCTATTAGCAAAATTAAAAGCTAGAATGACTGAAGTAGAGGATGAAGTACAGATAACATTTAAACCAAAACTTGTTGATGTTAAAGAAGTAACTCCGAAGTTAAAGAAAGATGGAACATTATCTAAGTCAGGACTAACTTCAGAGGAGTATGAACGATTACAAGAAACTCAAAACATAAAACCATTTATGCGACAAGAGTTACAAGAATTTAATTTAGGTTCTCGAAAACAAATCGGGGAATATTTAATGGACTTTGGCTGGAAACCGGAACGATTTACTCCGACAGGTCAGCCAATAGTGGATGAGGGTACACTTAAAAAGATAACTCACATACACGAAGCTCGGCTCATTGCCGAGTTTTTATTATTACAGAAACGTATTGCACAGATTTCTTCTTGGATAGATGAATTACAAGGTGAACGAGTGCATGGTAAAGTAATACCAAATGGTACTATAACGGGTCGCATGACTCACAGAAATCCTAATCTAGCTCAAGTTCCCAGTATCCATACTCCTTATGGAGAAGAATGTAGAGCTTGTTGGATTGTACCTACTGGATACAAACTTTTAGGTATTGATGCTAGTGGCTTAGAACTCAGAATACTAGCTCATTATATGAATGATGAATTATATATTGACGAGGTAATTAATGGAGACATACACACGACAAATCAGGAACTTGCAGGACTTGAATCAAGAGATAAGGCGAAAACTTTTATCTATGCCCTCATCTACGGAGCAGGAGATGAGAAGCTTGGAAAAGTGGTTGGAGGAAACAGAGAAGATGGTAAGCGACTTAGAAAACGTTTTCTTACCAACTTGCCATCACTTGAGACTCTTACGAACAGAGTTCGAGAAGCTTCTAGGCGAGGATTCTTAAAAGGTTTAGACGGAAGAAAGATTTTTGTGAGAAGCGAACATGCTGCTTTGAATACTTTACTACAAGGCGGTGGAGCAATAGTTATGAAAAAAGCTATGTGCATTTTGCATACTCATATACAATTAAATACATTAGATGCTAAATTTGTTGCTAACATTCATGACGAATGGCAGATGCAAGTTAAAGAAAGTATCGTTGAATTTACAGGTCTTACTGGAGTAGAAGCTATTGAAAAAGCTGGTAAGCATTTTAACTTACGTTGTCCTTTAACAGGAGAATACAAAGTAGGAGAAAACTGGAGTGAAACCCACTAAGAAAGACAGAAAGAAATTTGACTTAGATTTAAAATATGGGTCAATTAGAGAGGATAGAATCGCAGAAATGTTAACGAATAAAAAGATTGAAGTTAAATCTGAAAGAGATACATGGGCAGGAACTAATAACATTTGTATTGAATATGAATCGTGGGGTAAGCCTTCTGGTATTAATGCCACTGAAGCAGATTATTGGTTTCATAATCTTTGTATCGGGGATGAAGAATACTGTACTTTAGTTTTTAAAACTGATGTACTTAAAAAGATTGTAGATAAATTAGATACTTTTAAAACTGTAAGCGGTGGCGACCATAAAGCTAGTAAAATGTTTTTAGTTAACCTGCCAAAATTATTTTCAAGCGATGTTATTAAAGCATTCAAGGAGTTAGAAGATGATGACAAATAAAGATGAAGAATTACTTGACAAAAAACCCAGAGACAATTATAATAAGTTCACGTCTGAATCCGGTCACTGGTATACTCAAGACGGAGAACCAATGTACACCATCATTGGTGCAAATGGGAGAGAACGTAATACCACTTTACGAGATGCAAAAACTTTAGGTCTTGTACCTTCAGTTACTACTATCATAGGTATGATAGCTAAACCATCTTTAGAAAACTGGAAAATAAATCAAGCTTTAAATTCAGCTCTATCATTAGAAAGATACGAAGATGAATCATTAGAATCTTTTACTTACAGGTGTAAATTAGATTCCAAAAAGATTAGTCTCGATGCAGCTAAAGAAGGCACAAAGATTCATGCTCAAATAGAAAAAGGATTCTTAGGTAAATCTAAAAATAAAATTTACAAAAGTATTCAGAGTTGGCTTGATGATAATTATCCCGGGGAAGAATGGATAGCAGAAGATTCTTTTTGTGCTAAGTCTGGGTATGGTGGTAAGATAGATTTATATTCTAAATCAGGGATATTTATTGACTTTAAAACTAAAGATAATTTAGAAGATAAAGACCCTGCTAAATTAGTTTATGATGAACATGGTATGCAACTTTCAGCATATGCTCAAGGTTGTGGTTATGATGATGTGGAAAGAATATCTATCTTTGTAGATAGAAAAGATACTAACATTATTCTCTACCATGTTTGGGATAAAGAATCGCATTACAAACACTTAGCAATGTTTAATAATATTTTAGAATATTGGAAACTTTGTAAGAACTATGACTCAGCACCGGATAATCAAGAATGACAGACGTAGTAAATAATCCTGAACATTATAATCAAGGTGACATAGAGTGCATAGATGCAATAGAAGCTATGTTAACAGAAGAAGAGTTTATCGGTTATTTAAGAGGTAACTCTTTAAAATACAGATGGCGATTCCGTTACAAGAATGGAGTAGAGGATTTACAAAAAGCTGAATGGTACGAAAAAAGATTGTTAAAGATATTAGATAGGACTTGATATGATAGAACAGAAAGGGGAGACTCCTTACTTAGGGATTATAATTAATTACGACAAAGATAAAAAGTTAGATAAATTTAGTTTAGATACATTACGAGATAGATACTTATGGCAAGAAGAAACCTCACCGCAAGAAGCATTTGCACGAGCAGCAGTTTTTGCTAGTACATATAAAGATGAAACCGATTATCCAATGGCTCAAAGACTTTATAATTATGTCTCTGATTTATGGTTTATGTTTTCTACTCCTATACTTTCTAACGGTGGTACTACACGAGGTCTTCCTATAAGTTGTTTTTTAAACTACGTAGGAGATTCTATTGATGAATTAACAGACCACTTCAAAGAGAATGCTAAACTCGCTAGTGCTGGAGGAGGCATTGGTGGATATTGGGGTGATGTTAGGAGTGATGGCACTGCTACTAGTAGTGGTAGTAAATCTACTGGTTCAATACCTTTTATGAAAGTTGTTGACTCAGAAATGTTAGCATTCAATCAGGGAGTAACAAGACGTGGTAGCTATGCTGCTTATACTGATATCAGTCATCCAGAGATTGAAGAGTTTATGGTCATGCGAAAAGAATCTGGTGGCGATGTAAATAGAAAATGTTTAAATTTACACAATGGAGTAAACATTAATAATGCTTTTTTAAAAGCTGTAGAAACAGATGATGATTGGCGACTAATAGACCCCAAGACTAAAGAAGCAGTAAAGATTATAAAAGCACGTGAGTTGTGGTCTAAAATATTAGATGCGAGAGCTGAAACAGGTGAACCATATATAATTAATTTAGATAACTGTAATGATGCTTTACCGCAAGGACAGAAAGATTTAGGACTAGAAGTTAAACAAAGTAATTTATGTTCTGAGATTACTTTACCTACCAACGAAGAAAGAACTGCTGTTTGTTGTTTATCTAGTGTCAACTTAGAGCATTTTGATAGTTGGTCCAAAGATAAACAATTTATTTCAGACTTAATTAGAATGCTTGACAATGTATTAGAGCATTTTATTGAGAATGCAGTAAACATGAACGCACTAGGAGGATACAATGCAAACTATGAAAGATTTAAAAAACATGTTAAAGAAGGGAAAGAAGGCTTTACAAAAGCTGCTTACTCGGCTTACAGAGAACGGTCAGTGGGATTGGGTGCGATGGGTTTTCATGCCTATTTACAATCAAATCAAATACCGTTCGAAGGCATTTTTGCAACAGGATTCAATCATAAAGCTTTCAAACACATTAAAAGCAAAGCTGTCGAAGCCACTAAAATACTTGCTGAAGAACGTGGTGAAGCTCCTGATGTACATGGCAGTGGTCTTCGTAACTCTCATCTTCTGGCTATTGCTCCTAATGCCAGTAGCAGTATTATATGTGGTGGTACTTCCCCTAGTATTGAGCCATACCGTGCTAATGTCTATACGCACAAGACTTTATCCGGTAGCTACAAAGTTAAAAATAAAAATTTAGAAAAATTAATAAATAAAAAAGTTCCAGAAATAAACAAAAGAAAAAAACTTTGGCAACAGATTAGTGATAACAGAGGTTCTATTCAGAACATAAGAATATTTACTAAAGAAGAAAAAGAATTATTTAAAACTGCTGATGAAATCAATCAGGTCTGGGTAGTTGAACATGCCTACAAAAGACAAGAGTTTGTTTGCCAAAGTCAAAGTGTTAATTTATTTTTTATCTTACCGGATTCTTCTCAGAATCAAGAACAGCATAATGAGTATTTACAATACGTAAGCGATGTTCATTGGTATGGTGCAAACAAATTAAAATCACTTTATTATTTTAGGTCTGATGCAGCTAAAGCAGCAGAGAACGTTAACATTAAAGTTCCCCGCATAAAATTAGATGAGGTGGACTGTATAGCTTGTGAGGGATAACATGACAAAATACGCAGGAGCATTATTGTATAAAGCTCTAGAAACAAAATACAAAGCAGAAAAAGCTGAAGCAAAGGCTAACCTTCAAATATATTTTGAAAACAAAGTAGGAGTTGCTGAACATCCAAATGTTGTTGAATCAATGGATAAGCTTATGGACCAATATGTAAATGCAGATGAAAAATTAAAAATATTAGAGGAGAAGTTTTAATGACATTACTAGCTACGAGAGAGCATTACAAACCATTCGATTACGCATGGATGTTTGAATATTACGATTTACAAAATAGAATGCATTGGCATCCTATGTCTGTACCTTTACACACTGATGTAAAAGACTGGAACGAAAAACTAACTGCTAACGAAAAGAATTTATTAGTACAAATATTTAGATTGTTTACTCAATCAGATGTAGACGTTGCCGGGGGATATATAGATAAATATATGCCTATCTTTAAAAAACCAGAAGCGAGAATGATGATGTCTTCATTTGCTAATATGGAAGCAATACACCAACACGCTTACAGTTTATTATTAGATACTGTAGGAATGCCAGAGCTAGAATATAAAGCTTTTGCTGAATACGAAGAAATGGCAGACAAGCATGACTATGTTGGTAATTTTAAACCTCTTAAATCTGATAAGAAAACTATCGCTAAAACTTTAGCAGTCTATTCAGCATTTACTGAGGGGTTACAATTATTTAGTAGCTTTGCAATCCTGATGAACTTTCAAAGGTTTGGTAAGATGAAAGGTATGTGTCAGATAGTAGCTTACTCAATCAAAGATGAAAGCTTACATGTTGAAGCAATGACTAAATTATTTAGAGAATTTATAAAAGAGAATTTAGATATTTGGACAGATGACTTTAAAAAAGAAATCTATCAAATATGTAGAGAGATGGTTAAACTTGAAGAAAAGTTTTTAGACTTAGTGTTTGAAATGGGTAATCTAGAAGGTTTAACCAAAGAGGAGATGTATGCCTACAATAAATATATTGCAGACAGAAGACTATTACAGTTAGGGCTAAAACCAAATTACAAGCAAAAGGATAATCCCCTGACTTGGTTAGATGATGTATTGGGAGTAGAGCATCAAAACTTTTTTGAAGGCAGAGCTACTTCATATCAGAAAGCAGGACTTAGAGGCGATTATGGACAATTGACCTTTGCAGGACTAAACAATGAAGACGAAACGAAATGAAGCACAATTATTAGCTTACCGATTATTATATGACAAGAGTGGTAATCTTATTACTGAACGTAGCAAAGTTGATATAACAAAGTTACAGAAGTTCATGACCCTTGAAGAGTATGAAACTCTAAAGGTTATAATAAGAGAAGCCAGTCAAAAAATGGATGAGATTCATAATCATATTGAGTCATGTCTAAATGCTCGAGTTATGAACTCTAAATAATAATTTTAAAATATATTAAAAGTTGCGACAAACATCGAAACTGTTATCCAAAAGAAAAAGCACATAATGCATAATTCTTCTCGGTTCACGTTTTACCTCCATATGTGAAATAGGTTATTGTGCTAATGGGTTCTTTGAACTATTAACTAATTCTTGAACCTTTCCCTCCAGAGATTTTACCTCCGTTTGCATTGTTGCCATTGAAGTTTTCAATTCAACAATATCTTTTGTTGTATCTTTATCCTCTAAAGATTTATTAATGTAATCTACTGATGCTTCGATTCCAGCAAATCTTTCTTCGATAGCTTGTTGAGCTTGTTGTGTAGCTCCTAACTTTCCTATCTTTGCTTCAAGATTTTCTAATCTATTAATATATGTAGCTCCAGTATATCCAAATCCTGCTAAAGTTCCCACGATAGAAACTAAAGCTATTAATTGTGTTGTTTTAGTTTGAAACCAATTCATTGTATCTGCCTCCACTTAACATTGGTTGAGAGTTTACTAACTCAGTTATGACATCTAAACTTTTACCTGCCATAGCATAGAAACCTTGTATATTATCATTTAATGTAACAGTTGTATATATATTTTTAGACTCGTACCAAGAATTATTATCAGGTAAAGTGCGGTCATAATACCCTACAAAATTAGGATTAAATCCCATAACTGCTACAAGTCCAGCTTCTTCCCCATACTCACCAGACTCTTGTTGTTCTTTTAGTTCTTCTTGTTGTTCTTTTAAATTTTGAGCAACAACATTCTCTGCAATCGCATCCGCCTCTGAGCTTGTTGTCATGGTTGACATAGAATCTGTAGCACTAGTCTCACTAGTTCCATTTCCTCCTGTATTAGAAGCAATAGTATTAGAAGTATTAACAGTTGGACCAGACTCAACAGAGCTTACAGTTGTGTCAGTAGTGTTTGTAGTCATACTACCAGTATCAACAGAGCTATTTAAAACCTGTTGTGTTTGCATAGAAGAGTTAGCAAAAGAATTAGAGATACTACCAGAGCTAAAATCTACACTGCTACCACCATTGATAGCACTGCTAATACTTCCTGAACTAACTGTATTTCCAGAAGCATGAATAGAGTTTCCGGCAGTAGTTCCACTCACACTGTTAACAGCAGTTGTTATAGTATTAGCCACAATAGACATAGCAACATTCATATCCATGTTACTTCGACCTCCTTCCTCTCTGATTGTGGGGTCGGCTTCGGCTATCTCTTCTATGACTTCTTGTTCTTCTTCGATTTCGGATAGAGGTTGTTCACTATTTTGGACAATCTCGATGACTTCATCATCTTGTGAAATTGTTTCCAACTCTTCTTCAAACCATTCTTCAATTTCTTCGAAGTCTTCAAAAGCCACGTCATTAATTTCTTCTTCATTTAATATCTCATCTCTAATTATTGTTTCAAAGTCATACAAGTCTACTAATTCTCTAGTATCAAGAACATTCAAACGTTGTAATGGGTCATACTCAATTGATGGTAAAGCTGTTAACATAGGCTCGTCATCAAAAGGTTGAACATCAAAGTCTATGTAGACTTCTTCGTTCATGCTATCATATTCTTCTAAAACTACAAGACCCTCTTCAGTAAATATAGTTTCAGGTTCAAACCAGTCTTCAATAGGTTCTTGTCCTAAAAATTGCCCATCATCTTCAAGCCAGTTATCAGAATATCCAAACTGTTCTGTTTCATAATCTTCGTCATACCCTAATTGGTCTTGTTCGTATTCTTCGGTATAACCAAAATCTTCTTCTAATACAAAATAGCCAATGTCATTTTCAAAGCTATAGCCCGGACAAGAGGGTGCATACTGTGGGTCTAAATCACATTGTAAATCATCAAAAGCTTCCCAATAACCCGGACATGCCGAATCATTTAAAGGGTCACTACAATCTAGATTACTGCCATACAATGACCCACCGTTTTCTAATAAACTATTAGCAACGGTATTGTTCCAATTAATATTGACACATGTACCTGCAACATTTGTTGTACCTGTAGAACACTCGTCATGAAAAAGGTACATATAAATCTGAGATGAAGAACCTTGTTCACCTATCAAGACATCATGGTTTATAACATCTAATTCACCATAACGAAACTCAAACGTGCTATCGGTCCAAAGTATAACTTCAAAACTATTATCTGAATTAGCACGATTATATTCTCGTAAATCATACCAACCAAATACAGATTTATCGCTAAAATTCTTAGCTAACATTTTTGACCCACCATCTCGTATTAAGTCAGTCCAAAAAGGAAACAGTGTATTAGTGTATTGAGGCAGTGGGTCAGGGGTATAGTCACCGCAGTAATTATTAAAATTTACATTGCCAGTTCCTAAACCAAAATGTAAACAACCATTAGTTGCCATACGTGCAGATGTATAAGAATTATCATACAACTGAAACGTAAAATCTAAATTAAAAGCAGCAGATAGTTGGTCATCACCGCTATTTAAATTTGTTGTATTAGATTGATTAGTTAAATCAAATAAATCTTGATTAGATTCGTAAATATACTGAGCAGATATATTTGCACTAATTAACAGTAAAAAAATTAATCCTAATCTTTTCACTAGCTACTTTGTGCATGAAATTCTCTACGACAAGTGCTGCCAGATTTTTTTATACCTTTTAGATTTCTAGTCTTTTTACACTTAGCAACGTAATTTTTTAAATCTTCTTTATATGTTGGAGTCTCTTCTACGTTTGCTGCCCAAGCAACTTTAGCTTCGTCTCCTATTTTACCTTTGTATGGACAAGGAGTTCCAGCATTGCTCATAGCTTTAAATACTCTAGGGTCTTGACAAAGAATAGACACTGCTGCTACTTTCATACCAGTATCGTATAAATATTTTGATAATTTTAATCTCTCACAGTTTTCATCTCTAATTGCTTTACCGCCAGAAATACCAAATAATTGACCTTGAAAAGCTCCAGAGACTCCAGTGGTACAAAGGTCCTGTGAGTAAGACATAATACTCGGTGCAATCGCAGAAGCTGGAGGAGCTTTTTGATTTATATTTTGATTTATTGTTTGTGTAGACTCTGATTTATTATAATTATTATTAGTATTATTAGCTGTAGAATTATTAGTATTTGTATTATTAGTGTTTACATTTGAATTTGAATTAGATTCATTGTAATTTTTATTAGTATTATCAGATGTCGTATTATTAGTATTTGTATTGTTATTAGTGTTTGTCGAAGTACTAGTGTTATTGTTATTAACGTTTTGATTAACTGTTGAATTAACAGTTGAATTAGAAGTAGAAGTATTAGTATTAGTATTAGTATTTACGTTATTATTATTATTAGTATTTGTTGACGTATTTGTATTTACATTTGTATTTGTAGAAGTATTTGTATTTACATTAGTATTAGTATTAGTATTGGTATTAGTATTAGTATTGGTATTTGTGTTGGTATTAGTATTATTATTGGTATTAGTATTTGTATTAGTATTATTCGTAGTAGTATTATTAGTAGTATTTAAACTATTTTGCTCACAATATTGCGTACCAGCAGTACAGTCACCTGTCTGGTCTGATTGCACATTTAATGCAAATAATAATATCGCCCCAACAATTAGCCCTCTTTTCATTTTTACTCCTTTTTTATTTCTTGACTAGACTCCCACCAAAATACATTCCTATAATAGCTGATACTAAATTAGTATCTAACTGCGTAATTACTAACCCTTCAAATGTAACCCATTTAAATATTTCTACATCTTTAGTAAAAAATAAAAATCCGGGTTTAAATTGTGTATACCCAACAGTTACTGAAACATCTGGAGCAAATATTGCTACAAGTTTAGGTAAAACAATAATTGCAAAAACTGCAGTTAGTGCGATAATTCTACGAGTCCATTGAAAGCCTACATCTTTATTATCTCTAGCAGCTTTTACTGCTTTCATTTCAAACTCGCCTCTTGTGATAAGAAGTCTTTGTTCTTCGGCTTTAGCTTTTCTATTTTCTGCCCATATACTCATGACCCCACCCAATACGGTAGAGCCTAGCATTGTTATAATCTCAAACGGAAAACCCATTAGTCCTCCGGTTCAAAATGCAAACTTTGTCCTATTATTTCGTTCAATGAATCTAAAATAAAATCTGGAGCATCAGGGTCTAATGCATGATGTTTGTCTAACTGCAACATATAGATTTCCATCAAATCTTCGTAAATGTCTCTAAACTCTTCTCTCTTTATCCAAGGAGTATTGTTGCGAGTACGAGCTTTACAGTCTATCTGATAAGCTCTATCTAGTTGTTTTTCTGTATACAATAACATTAGTTTCTTAAAAATAAATCTTTCTCTGCTTGTCTTCTATTTTGTAAGCCTTCTAAAATTTCTAGTTGTCCATCAGCATTTCTTTGTTTTGTAAAGCCTAGTTGCGGGTCAAATGCTTCTTTCATAAATGTATCCAAATCTCCAGCTTTTATTGCTTTTTGTGCGTTTGTTCCATCGAATGCACTTCGACCAACATTAAAAATTAAACTTACTACTGCTGCTTTTTGATTATTATTTAAACTATCAAATCTTTTTTGACCAATACTCTTAATTGTTTCTCTTTCAAATAATTCAAGTTCTTCTCTTAATTTATTTTTTTCTTCTTCTAAAGTGCTTTTTGTGTCTTTAGTTACACCTCTAGTTCTACCAAACCCAATAGTCTGTACATCATTGGGAGTTGGTAAATATGCTGTTAATTCAGGATTTTCTCCTTTTAACATACGTTCATATAATTTAGCATCTTCGGCTTGTGCGATAAAATTAAACAAAATATCTTGATAACTTTGAGGTTGTCCTCCTTCACTAAGCTTTTGTCTACGAGCTAATGTAGCTAGTAACTTACCTTCCTCACTCAAACCTGCTCTGGTTTTTTCTGGCTGTGCTGATGGACCAGCTTCAATATCATAAGGCACACCAGTCATTTTATTAACTCTTTTTTCTGGTTCTGGAGAAGCATTAGGCACATTTGTTACTAAACCTCCTGTTCTATATGAGCTATATTCTTGATAAGAAGTTTCATCATCAATTAAACCAAAATAACTTTCATCCATTTCTTTAGCCCATGTTTGAAACTCTTTATATTTTTCTGGTTCTAATCTTTTTATAACTTGCGAAAAAGGTATATTTCGAGCAACAATAGAAGTTGGACCTAATTTATATTCAATAGAATCTAAAGCATCACCTACAGATGGACCAAAGACTCCTCTTGTTAAAGAGCCTGTAAATCCTGAACCGTACTTAGCAGCTTCGGCAGTTCTTTTAACCATTGAACCTTGAGCTAACGCACCCCATCTTTCTGCTGCTTCTAAAATATTTTCTTCATCAGACATTTTAGTATGTCTTTCTGGATTCCTAAGTAAATTCATTTGCATAGCAATAGAAGTCATTAAAAATCCTGTAATTAAAAGTTTAGGTGAAGTCTGCACTGGATATTCTCTAAGTTCATTTAACATTCTTTTTATTACTACATTATTAAATAAAGTTGGGTAACTCAGAAATTGAAATGCAAGTTTACCCCAACCACTTTGCATTAATATTGATTTAGCTGCTGCTGCTCTATTAGGGTTTAAAATAGTTTCATTAGTAAATCTCTTAGCCCCTTCTAAATACTTTTCTTTATAAAAAGGAGATTGTTCAGATTTATTTACATTAAAGTCTAAATTGTCATCTAATGAACTTCGATACCAAGCCATACCTTCTTCAGGGTCAATACCTAACTCTTGTAGTTGTTTTTCTAAGTATGCTTTTTTGTTCATACCTAGACCTCTAAAGTTACCTTCAGTTAATTTTGCAACTCCTAATTTGTGGTCATAAAGTTTTTGTAGGTTTCTTCTGATTAAAAGTTTTCCGGAAGTAAAAGCTGCACCTTGCACAGCTCGAGTCCACTGTGTTAACAAAGTCATTTTAAAAAAGGCATCAGACCAAGTTCTTAAACGTTTGTTATAAAATCTTTCACCACTTGCTAATCTATCTAAACCTTCAAGAATATTGTTTTCAATAGCCATTCCACCAGCATATAATTCTTGCCAGTATTCATCATCCAAATCTTTAAACTTAGCTTTACCTAGTCCTAGTCTAGCTTTACCTATTTGATAAAGTTGGTCGGTATTTTTTGTTATTTCTTTCCAAATACCTTTAGTAATATTATGAACTACTTTTGGATAGTCTCTAACCCCAACTCTTTGAAACATTAATAAAGGTTCAGTAATACTTGAAGGTACTGCAAAAACTAAGTGAGCAGCTTGTTGAGTCAATCTAACAAATTCAGAAGCACTGTTGCCAACTCTGCCTAATGGTCCTTCAGGTGCTAATCCTTTTCCAGATAGTCCTGTAACTTCT